CCACCACCAGCACTAACAGAAATTGTTGGTAATGCTCCAGTAGCATTGTCACTTACAGGTGTTACTGTAACGGTTGATGGAGCAGCAAGCGTATTATCTTTAGCATAATAGCCTAGAAAACTATTGGTAGCCGTATCATAGCCACCACCTTTAAAATGTCGTCTCTCTATCCACCCATACCATTGAATTTTACAGTCACTTGATTCAGCCGTATCACAACATCGAATTTGATCTGCAACTTTATAAAAATTAACTTTAGAAGGTGTGCCACTTGCTGATGAACGTAAAGTAATTGCATCTAATTCCCAACGTGCTTTTGATTCTGTAAATGTATCGATTGTATGGTCGGTAGGATTGGCTAATAAATACACCGTATCTCCTAAACCATAACGAGTTACTGTAGCCGTTGCCCAAGGATTCCCACCGCCTGCTGGAATATCCTGAACTGTTAAAATATTTGGATCAAGCACTAAATTATTGCCATTAAAAGCTGTAACAGTATAAATACCATTATGAGCAACCGTTAAACGATTTGATCCAGCTTCAGCTACATCAATCATTAGTTTGTCACCAATAGAAAATGTCGAAGTTAAATTAACAGCAGAACTGCTTGATTGAGCTGACAGTTCTCCACCAGCTCCTTTCCACCCAGCCGTAGCAACACAAGATCCACCACCATGATTACAACTGCTATGATCGGCTGTATAGGTTACACTTAATGGTTCAGCTTGAAAATCGGTTTCAAAATAACCTAAACCAAAGTTATGTTCTAATCCAGTTATATCTGTTGATAAGGTTAATGTTTGCCCTGTTTTTGAACCGCCTGTTGTACTTGTAGATAATTCAAATTCAGTTGCACTGGTTACACTTGATACCGTTGCTCCGCTTGGAATTCCACTTCCTGATACTGACATACCAACAGCTACTGTTCGATCAGTAGAATGTGTAATAGTAGGATCGTTATTATACGAACAACCTGTAAGTGTTGTTTCAGTTGCCATTGCAGCAATATTGTTATTGACAGTATTAACAGGTTGAAGTGAACCTTGATTAGCTACACTTAAATTTTGAATGTCCTGTAGTTCATTATCAGCAATATCAGCAGGATCTTTTAAGTCATTTAACCCACCACTAAAATCCTTAATTTGAAATAAAGCTTTAGGCATTAAATTGTTTTCCCCATATCGTACATTGTCCGTTTACAATTTCAATTTGTTCTACTTGAAAGTTGCCTTTTGGTTTATCAAAATAGGTTACAATACCAAAACAATGATTCCAGTTATGTAAACGTCCTTTTAGCCATTTGTTTTTACGAGGAGACATGTCTTTTAAACATCCCATTGCCCATGCTCCAATTGTACCAGAATCAAGTTTAGTTAAACTGTGCCGTTGTATATCGTGTGTATGTCCATAAACAATATTTGAACCATACGCTTCTAAATGTTTTTTAGCATGATAGGTTGTAGCATAGGCTCCATGAATAAAATTTAATTTACCCAGTTTAAGCGGTTTATTATATGGAAGGTACTTATACCCTCGCTCTATCCATTTACACGCTTTTTTGAAGGTATATTCCCTTAAATAAGGGTGTTTATCAACAAAATGATCCAACCATTCATCGTGATTACCAGCAAGAATATATCTTTCATTACATTTAACTTTATCAAGCACTTTATCAAAGAGATCAATGCCTTCATTTACTTCAGCAATTTCTTTATCTACTTTAACTAATTGATCTTCTAAATTTGGTAATCGTTTGCCTTTATAACACCATGCAGATACAGATTCCCATTCACCTACATCACCTAAGTTTATAAAGATTTCAGGTTTAATATATTCAATTGCCTGTAAGGTAATGTCAACAGCACGTTCATCGTGTATTGGAAAATGCTGATCAGGTATAATAATAGCTCGTTTCATTCTTTAATTTCAAAATGAACTAAGTCGTCAAAATTATTATCCTTGGTTGTGCGAACCTCTTTTGCTAAAGATGAGGACGACCAGTCGCCACCCCAGCGAACATTAATCCCCATCTTACACGCAATGCCTAATACAAAACCACCCATGTAATGAAAATCATCTCTTGCATTCCAATCAATCTTACCTTTTACCGTAGGATCGTAAGGAGCAATATCAACAGCCATTCCCAATACATGTTTACCAAATTTAGTTTTAGACTTACCTTGCTTAACCAATTCATTTTGTCTTTCCTGACTTCGTTTACCTTCAATAACAACAATGTCAAAATACTTAACAACTTCTTCTAAAAGTAATACTAGGCGAGGGTCTACACCTTTTAACCTTTCCCTGGATTTTCTACTAAACCTTGGCATTATTTTTTCTTCTTTGATTTGACCATTTTTTTCTTCTTAGGTGGTCTACCTCTTTTTGATCCATATGTTCCTTTTCCGTAAGGCATTTTACTTTCCTTTCTTTTTAACTATCTTTTTAATTTTACCATTATGGGTTCTGGCAAACTTGTGTGTTTTTGTTTCTCGAATAAGCGTTCCACTATACGTTTTGCCACCCCATTTCCAACTTACTTTTTTAGCCATAATTAATCCTATTTTTTCTTTTTATGTCTATTTGCAAAAGCTCTTGCTTGTGCTACTGAACTAAACCCCCAACGTTTTAAAGCCAATGCTTTACGTGTTGGTTTACCTTTAGCATCTTTCATCGGTCCTTTCATTCCTGCAAACCTTGCAGCAAAACTAACTCTTCTAGGATTTGTTCCTTTACTCACAGGTGGTTTTAAATTGCTACCTTGTTTTTTAGCAGATGCTCTGCCTTTGGCATTTAATCCACCTTTAGGATTCTTACCTTCTTTGCGTGTCCATGCTGGCGTTTTGTATTTCTTCTTAGCCATTATTTGCTTCCAAAGATTTTAGAAAAGAATCCTTTCTTAGATTTTTTACCTTTAGATCCACCAATTTTTTTGCCTTTCTTCTTTTTCTTTTTAACGTCTGCATTTAAGGCATAAGAAATTTCAGGGTATCTTTCAGGATATTGAACCATATCTGGGATTGTTCCATGCAAACATGAGGTTGTAATTAAGGTTACTATTATATTTGTCATTTTAATCTGCCTCCCCACCCATTACTTCAGCAACTGTATCTGTTGTTGCATCTATAACATTTTTATAAAACTTAATTTCTTCGGCTTCGCTCATTTTTGGTAAATTAGTTGCTAGTGCTAATTTTTGAGCTAATTTTGTTTCAAAAGCATCTGATTGAATTTTTTCCATCATTTCCTTTATAAACATGCCAATGATTTTTTTTGCAAACTTTTTCATTTACTGCTCCTTTATCTTTTTGATTTTGTGATACAAATACACAATGTTCATTACAGCAATTGTTATCCCTAATGCATATGGTAATAAATCCATAAACACAATAGCCATACTTCCAAAACTTCCTGTTGATACTTTTAAACTATCCATTAATGCTTCCCATTAATTCTTGAAAGATTGCCTTTAATTTCTGAAGCCTGTGAATCTAAATCTCTAACGTGTCTATTTAAATCGTCAAACTTCCTATCCATTCTTTCATCTGATTTGTTCCATCGTTCTATCAGTTTAATTATCATGCTTTCCATATTTTCTAACGTTTCACTTTGTCCTTTATTTTCAACTTCTAATTCTTTTAAAACCTCTTGTTGTTTTGCAGATTTATTTGATAAAGAAATCACTAAATAGACAAACATTGCCCCTACTACGCCAATCATTCCTGCTTCTCCGTAAACAGCCATAAAGTCCATTAGTTTTTATCCTTTTTATTTGTGTAGATTTTTCCAACTGATATTTACTATAGAACACCCACAGGTCATCAATAATCTCCATAGTCTTTTTTTTAGATATTTTATTTTACTTTTCACTTTACTTCCCAGCCTGCAATTGACCAGCCACCATCACATCCAATACATGATATAAGTAATATCCCTACAAAAATAAACTTTATAGGGATATACCAATGATGTTTATAAGTCTTCGTCTTTTTCTTCACTTAATGTATTTCGATACATTTGTATTAATGCACCTTTTGTAACTTCTAACTGTTCTCCAAGAAAACCATTTGACTGGATCTTATCATTTACATTTTTAAGATGTAAATAAATACCTTTTTGTTTTTCACTCATTTTATCAAAAAAGTATCCTTTGTCATCAAGTGTTAATTCTGGCTGTTTGTCTTTTGTTTTAGCCATTATTGACTCCTATTTTAGTTGATTAAAGTTTTTTAAAATCCTCGATTGCTAGTTTTAAGCCATCTGATTGTGCTTTGGCTCTAGTTATTTCATCATCCCATCTTTTCTTTTCATTTTCTAGCTGTGATAATGAGTATTCTCTTTCACTATCTGGCATAGCTTCACCAGTTTCTGAATCCCAGCACTTGCACACATAAGCAATATACTCTTTTTTAATTGCATCTGTTTTAGCTTGAACTAACTCACCAGCTTCGTTTTTTATTTCTTCTTTAGCTGGTTGTAATTCTTTTTCTTTCTTAACAAAATCTGCTGTTTTGCCTTTCTTTTCTTCGTATTTTGACCAATTCATTAGGTTCTCCTGTTATTTAAATTAAATTATCTTGCTTGCATTATAGCAATACTTACGTCTATTCCATTAGCAAAGGTGCTTTTTATTCTTAGAGTATTACTGGTTGAATAAAAACCAGTTCTATTAGCCGCTACAGTAGATGAATTAACAGTAATAAATCCTTGACTTGTTGCAACAGTTGAAATAGTGCCACCAGCACACGCAATAATCGCAGTATCTCCATTAGTGTTATCTGATTCAGTAGCACCTACAAAAGCCATAAACGAATGTGATGTATCTATACCAGTATCCAATTCTGTATTTGCTGCAATCGTATAATTGACAACCTTCCACATTGTCACATTTCCATCACCTTGAACAACTTGACCTCCAGAATAAGCAGTAGCAGAATTTCCATCATGTCCTAAATAAACTGCTGTTACACTAGAATTTCCTAAAGTTACTGAGTTATTTGATTGACCTATTGCTCCTCTACCTATTACAGTTTGATTTGTAGGTGTTGAATCAGCACTTACTGCTGTTGCTTGACCTATAAGTGTATTTTGAATACCACTCGTTAAGTCATTTGTGCCAGTTGCACCAGCTTCAGCACCAATTAAAGTATTTGAATATCCTCCTACTATTACTGCACCAGCTTTCCATCCCAACGCTGTATTTACACCAGTATCATTGTTTTGAGCAGATAATGCTTGATAACCAACAGCAGTTGACCTTCCTCCAGCATCTTCCGCATCCAAGGCTTCATAACCAATAGCAGTGTTTCCAGCACCGCTTGTTAAACTATTTAAACTCGCATATCCCACAGCAACACTACCTATTGCATCTGATGTTAAATTACCTCTACAAGCCGCAGCACCTATTGCAACTACTCTTTGAGGATTTGTTGCACCATCTATTGTATTCATACCAATACCGACATTATAATCTCCAGTAGTTACCGCATGACCAGAATTATGCCCAAAAAAAGAATTATATTCTGCAGCTCCACCTAAATCATCTCCAGCAATACTTCCGAATACTGTATTACCAGTACCACCATCATTATTAGATAATGAAATGCGAGAGTTGGCATCTACCTTTAGACTATATGTTGAGGCATCTGGTCTTAAAAAACCAATTGCATCAGCATTTGCATAAACATAACCATCAACATTGCCATCACTATCTAAAAACTTAATTCCACTTGATGTGCCACTTCCTTTTATTACTAAAGAAGTATTATATGAACCACCATTAATTTCGAGCTTTCCAGTAGGAGATGTAGTTCCAATTCCAATATTTCCAGTTGCATCTATTCTCATTCTTTCTGTATTATTAGTACCAAACAGCATTGGAAGATTAGCGTGTTGCCAAACATAGCTTAGACTATTTCCAGCTTCTCCTAATACAAGTTTACTTGAGTTAGTTCCAGTAATAACTACTTCGCCATCTACTTGTAAAACTTTATTAGAACCTGTTAAAAATGCTGTAGGAGAAGTCGTGGAAATTCCTACATTCCCAGTAGCTAAATCCATTTGTAATATAGGGTCAATGCCAAGACTTCCAGCATCAGTTAAGGTTCTGAATTTAAATACATCATCCATAATAACCTGTTGTATGGTTTTTGTATTACTTCCACCAGCAGTATCTTTTAAAATTATGTCTGATTGTGTTGCACCTTCTAATCTTAATCTTGAAGCTGAGTCACTTGATTGCATCCTTATTTCTTTTGAACCAGTACCACTGATGTGTAAATTAGTATCTGGGTTGGCATGTCCAATAGCAATATTCTTTGACCCATCAATCGCTATCACTGTACCATCAGCAGTTCCTAAATCACTAACACCTTGAACAATTTTAAACTTATCTGAATCAGAGTTATCAATTCCCATCATAACTCGTTTTGTTCCAGTTAATAAGAATTGAGCAATAGCATCACCAGTACCATCATTTTCAATTAGTAGTCCATTAGTTGTATCTGTTGTAGAATTATCTTGTTTAATGTGAAGTTTTGCAGATGCACTTCCACCAACTCCTACTCTATCTGTATTAAGGTACAATGGAGTTGCATCATTATCTCCAGTTTTTACTTGTACTGCATTACTGCCATTACCAGCTACTGTTGAACCAGTATCACCTTCTAATTTTAAAAGACTTGTATAGGTTGATGCTATTGTCTTATTTGTTAATGTTGCCATAATAAATCCTTTATACTATATCTTCCCACTTGCGAAGTTCTCCGTTCCAAGTGTCATTAATTGAATTCCAAATATCTCTAACCTTTGCTGCAATAGAAGCCATAGCCGTTGTTACACTAGCTAAACCTCCTGATACACCCAGCTTCATGTTAGCCTATGTATGCAATAAGTGCTCCAGAGGTCAAATCAATTTCTGTCCATCTTCCAAAAATTGTTAACCCTTGTGGAAACGTATTACTTGCATCTATTTGAGCACCACCTGAACCTTGACTTGTTGTTTCAGATCCATCTGATTCATCGTGAGCTGCTGCTTGTGTATTTGCATAAAGATCTGCATCTTCAGCAACTAAACCACCACTTGCATCAAATACCGAATCTTCTAAAAATGTTATGGCAACAAAAACAGAATCACTTGGTGGACTGGCTGCCGCCGTTGTGTCTATAAACATAGAACCAACTTGTCCAAATCCAATGTTTCCTGCTTCGACTACACTATACTTTTGTTTTCCTCCAGCCATCTTGTTTCTCCTTTGTTACAATGCCTTACCGAGCTTGACTATTCTCATGGGCATCTTGGTTAAATTTTTACACATCATCTAAAATTGCTGCAACCTGTACAGTTACAGTTGCAGATCCTTGTGCAGTTGCATATCCGTATACTCCGTCGAGCGTACAACTTCGTGCATGTAAATCTTCAACTGTTGTATTGACTGGTTTTAATACGATCATTTCGCCTGCACCAATAATATTTATTCCCTTTAAATCATAAGCTGCCGTACCAGTAATTAAATCTATTGCAACACCTTCTGTTGCAGTTGTAGACATATTTTTAATTGCAATCCAATGAATTTTATCTCCAGTTGCAACTTGATCTGCACTCCCTAAAAATGAATCGCCAGAGTCTAATAAATTGTTACTAGCTCCATTGGTTACAGAGACTTCTGCAAATACCCATCTGTCGTTTGCATCTTTAGGTTCATAGTTAAAAGAACCGCCCATGTCTGATTTTAAATCATCTAAAAAAATAGATGCTGAAATGTTTGTAGTTGCTTTATCTGCCATAATTAATTCCTTCTTTGATCTGGTACACGACCAATAAAGTTTTGTAATCCTTGATTGTATTCAGCATTCAACATTTGATACTGACCTTGCCTCCATTGATAATCGGTAACTTGTTTTTGAATTTTAGCACTATAGTTTTGTATATCAGAATTGCGTTCCTGAATTGCTTTATTAACTTGTGCTGAATAATTTTGAACTTCTCCTTGATATTTTTGCAATATCTGAGCATCATCTGATTGCGAAAGTTGAGCATTTTGAATTGCTTTTTGTAATTCAGCTTGATACTCAACATTTGCATCATTAAATACGTTTAATTCATTTTGTATATCTGCCTGATATTTGCCTATTTGAGCATTAATCTCTTGAATTTTAGATCCAGCAAGTTCAACATCTTCATCGTTAGATATAAATGCATCGACAATACTAAAAGACGGCACCGATACAGGAGCTGTATACACAGGTGCAGTTGCAGTAAATGTAACTGAGTTATCACTTAATACAGGAGCCACAGGAACAAAGGGCATTGTTAATGTCCCTGAAATATCGGTTGGCAATGCTGATGATTTATCAGCTAAAATTCTTTGTAAACATTTAACGGCTGCACCCAGCACCATTAAATGCTCTGCTTCTAATGGAAAAAATTGAGTAGCTGAATCTCCATGTGCAATTAACGTACTTCCATCTGTTGTAGGTTGTTTTGGTACATAAACTAAAAATCCAGTTGCTAATGAGCCTGCTGTAACAATGTATACTTTTTCATCTTTGGTGTAATAAATAGGATCGGTTGTATTGGCATAATGAATTGATCCTGAATCTTTATATTTACCAATGTCACTATACGGAACTCTTTTTGCTACATATTGATCTTTATGCACTTCTAATATTTTTTTACCATCAATCGCTAATCCACTTGTCGAAACACTTGATTCATAAGACGAGTTAATTAACTTATTCTTTGGAGCGACATGAATAATCTCTGTACCAGCATCTAGCAATGACTGTGTAATAAGGGTATCGTCTCCAACAGAACCAATTAAATCTTCTATTTGTGTTTTAAAACTCATAATTCTGTAAAACTTGTTGATGCAATACTTGCTTCCGTATAAGAAGCAGAAGTAATGCTTGGTTCTGTAAAAGAGGTTGATGCAATCGATGTTTCATTATACGTTGGTACACTAATCGTTAATTCTGTCAAAGCAGTTAAACCATCCCATGTCGCTGGAAAGGTAACATTGCCCCACGTTGCCGTTAGGTTTTGCCAATAATCTGTTCCAATAAATACTTCTGTCATTAGAAATCGTATTGCCTTATATGGTAGCCTGATCCATCTCTACCTTTATTTGCATATTTTTTAGCTTCATTTATAGATGCTCTAAAGCTGTTTTTAAAATAAATTGCATTGTTTAATAATTGAGGTTTAGTTTCATATCCCTTTGCAATAGCATAATCTGCTAATGCATCATGAAACTCTTCTGGTATTGCAGGAGATTCTCCCATACGAATACCGCCACTTCCTGTTCCTGTCGTGGCTACAAAATTTTCATCTTTTTTAACCGCATGTATGGTAACGGTTTTAACTTCATTGACTGAAATATAATCCGTACTGGTATCTGAATCAGACTTCATAGCTAATCCAATAGCATCTCGTTCTGTCCACCATACTTTTTTTAATGCTGCGGTTCTTTGATCAACTGACATCTGTCTTCTCTGGTTTACCACCGACTAATCTTGGAATTTCATATCCATCATAATCAACTCGTGTTATTTCAATAATGTCATCATCTAAATCATAATAACGCTGATCTGCAACACTAGAAAACGTATACATTGTATTCAGGACTCTTGTTTTGCGACAAAATTCATCAAGAGCCTTGTTTAAATAAATACGAATCTGAGCATCTCCCATTTCTGGATGATGTTGCTTTACTGTTTCTATTAATTGTTGTTGTGTCATATTCTATTTAGTCAGGGGAGCATAAAGCTCCCCCAACTTGTTTTGTTTTGTTATCAACCTGAGTGCTCTGCACCAGCATCAGCAACGGCTGCATGAGTTACATAATAGTTTGAACCATCACATAACACTTCAATCCAATCGCCTACAACTGCGTTACTTGCATCAAAAGTGACTTTATCAGAATCAGCAGTAATTGCTGTATTCGTGTCACCTAACTCTATACCAACCATTTTATCTGCAGTACCACCAATGATATCAAAATCATTAGCTCCTGCTGTGCCTAGAATAAACTTTGCAGTCCATCCTTTTGTTGTTACTACTGGAATAGTAATATCATAAGCACCAGCTTGTGAACAGATAAATGTTTTACCAGAGTCAGCCATTACTAAAGTTTTACTTTCAGCAAGAGCTTCAACGCCTGCACTTGAACCACTTAAATAAGGTCTAGCCATAATAAGCCTCCTTACGCTGTGATTTTAAACAGATGATGACTTTCAATTAGCTGTATTCCTACACCTTCATCAGACATATATTGATCTTTAACACCGTCAAAAGCATTATCTTGCTTAATGTTTGTCTGATACATTGATGGACGATAAATTGCATGGAATAGATTTTCATCTGATACTACAGCCATGTACTTATTGTAAGGTCCTCTTAATGCTGGAGTTGGAATCAACTGCAACATACCATGAGGTGTTTCAAGTACTCTGTAGTTAAAACCAAGACCGTCACGCTTCATGTCTCCGATATTAACTGTCCAACCTGAGTTGCCAGCTAATCCTGAAGATCCAGCCATTTTAGACCAGTATCCTAAAGCACCAGCTCCAACAAATGCACGTTTCATACCTGTTTCAGGGATATACTGAAATACTTTTTCCATGTCATCGACAAAGTTTCCGTATCCATATGAACCGTCAACAGTAAATACGTTTTGTGCATCGTGAGTAGATGTAGAATTACCATACTTATCTAAAGCTGAAATAATTCCATAGGTTGTTCTAATGAGATTACCATCAGAATCAGTTCTTCCACCATCAGCTAAAAC